GAATTAAGAGAGAAAAGAGCAAAGGCATGGGATGCGGCGAAAGCATTCTTGGATGCCAAAAGAGGTCAGGATGGGATGCTGTCCGCAGAGGATACTGCAACCTATGACAAGATGGAAGCGGATGTGGTAGCACTTGGTAAGGAAATTGAACGTCTGGAAAGACAGGCTTCCATTGATGCAGAACTTGCGAAAGCAACCAGTACACCAATTGCTACAAAGTCGGGTGCGGGTGGTAAGGCTCCGGAAGAAAAGACAGGACGAGCTACTGATGAGTACAAGGGTTCTTTCTGGAATGCCATGAGAGCAAAGGCTCCTTCTGCAGCAGTTTATAATGCATTGCAGGTAGGCACAGATTCTGAGGGTGGCTATTTAGTTCCTGATGAGTTTGAACACACATTGATTGAGGCGTTGGAGGAAGAGAATGTATTCCGTACACTTGCCAAAATTATCAACACTTCTTCCGGGGACAGAAAGATTCCGGTAGTTGCTACCAAGGGAGAGGCTTCTTGGATTGACGAAGAGGGGCTTTACCAGGAAAACGATGACGCATTTACACAGGTGTCTATTGGTGCTTACAAACTTGGTACTATGATTAAGGTTTCTGAGGAACTTTTGAATGATAGTGCTTTTGATTTGGAAAGTTATATTTCCAAAGAGTTTGCAAGACGTATCGGTGCCAGAGAGGAAGATTCCTTCTTTAACGGTGATGGTACAGGTAAGCCTCTGGGTATCCTTGCAGCAAACGGCGGTGCAGAGATTGGTGTGAAGGCGGCAAGTGCAACAGCCATTACTGCGGATGAAATCATTGATTTATTCTACAGTTTAAAATCTCCATATCGCAAGAAAGCAGTCTGGGTATTAAATGATGCTACAATCAAGGCAATCAGAAAGCTCAAGGATAATAACAACCAGTATTTATGGCAGCCCTCTTTGGTTGCAGGTACTCCGGATACTATCCTTGGAAGACCGGTTGTGACATCTGCTTATATGCCTGTTGCGGCAGCAGGAGCAAAGACCATTGCATTCGGTGATTTCAGTTATTACTGGATTGCAGACAGACAGGGCAGAAGCTTCAAACGTCTCAACGAGCTTTATGCAGCAAATGGTCAGGTTGGTTTCTTTGGAAGCCAGAGAGTGGATGGTAAGCTTGTGCTTCCAGAAGCTATCAAGGTGCTTCAGCAGAAAACCGGTAGCACAGCGGGTTAAGAGTAGTTGAGAGTAAGGGCGGTGCCTAATGGTACCGCCTGTCTCAGTAAACTGAGACAGAGTCTCCGGCGGATGCGCACAGATTCAGATTGGAAAATGTCAGATTAATCTGACCTGAACCTGGCGCACAAGTATGCCGGGGCATACTTGATTAGAATGGGGTGATGCAGATGGTAGTAACATTAAACGAAATGAAAAACTATCTCAGAGTTGATTTTGAAGATGATGATACATTGCTATCCAGAATGCTTGAGAAGTCACAGCAATTATGTATGGATGTTGCCAGAATGAAGGATGAGGATGCTTTTGAGGAAGAACCTTGTGCGAAGATTGCTGTCATGTATGCGGTTGCCTATCTGTATGAGCACAGGGAAGATGCAGACCATCATGCATTGACTTTATCATTGCGTTCCCTGTTGTTTGGGTGCAGACAGGAGGGATTCTGATGAAGATTTCATTGTTGAATGAAAAGATTATGATTCAGAAATCAGTGGTTCAATCGGATAGCATTGGGAATCGCAAAAATATTTGGCAAGATTACTATTCTTGCTATGCAACCATCGGGGGCGAAGGTGGAAGAGAAAATGCGGAAGCCGGACAGACTGTGGATGGAGCAACCGTCACTTTTTCTGTTAGGTACTGTAATCAACTTGTGGACATCATGTCCACAGGATTTCGTATCATGTTCCGTGGGGAGATTTACAATATTCTTTCTGTGGATCACATGAATTACAAAAAGAAATCTTTGAAATTCCGATGTGAGAAAGTGAGGCGTTAGGCATGGCATCAACAGTAAATATCAATGATATGGCGGATGTGATAACGCAGGGACTTATGGAATATGCGGAACTTGCCACAGAGGATATGAAAGAGACTGTGAAGCACGCAAGTACCACAGTTCGTAAAGAGATTAAAGAAAATGCCCCGGAGGATACCGGTAAGTATGCGAAGAGTTGGACAGCGAAAAAGGTCAGGGAAACATCCCAGATATTAACAATGGTCGTTCACTCAAAAAACAGATATCAGTTAGCACATCTTCTGGAATATGGTCATGCCAAGAGAAATGGCGGAAGAGTGGAAGGAAAATCCCATATCGCACCGGCAGAACAGAATGGAATCCGTCAGTTACAGGAAGAAATTGAAAGAGCACTGAGAGGTTAGACGATGGAAGAATTATTGCAGATTTTAAGTGAGACAGAGATTTCTTTTGCATATCATCATTTTGCAGAAGGGGAATCGCCAGAGCCGCCATTTATCTGTTATCTGCTTCCGGGAAGCAATAACTTTTCAGCGGATGGGAAGGTCTATTACAAGATAAATGAGGTTCATATAGAGTTGTACACTGATTTGAAAGATTTGGCGGTGGAACAGCAGTTGGAGGATGTGTTGGACGAACACGGAATCTTTTACAACAAATCTGAAACATGGATAGAGAGCGAAAAGCTCTATGAAGTCCTTTACACATTTGAATGGGAGGGTTAGTAAAAATGGCAGATAAAAATAATAAAGTAAAGTATAATCTGAAAAATGCTCATTATGCACTTTTGAGCATTGCAGAAGATGGGACTGTGTCCTATGGTAATCCTACGGCCATTCCGGGTTCTGTGTCCATTTCCTTGGATGCAAATGGAGAACCGGAAAACTTTTATGCGGATGGTATTGCCTACTATGTTATCAATAACAACATAGGATATGAAGGTGATCTGGAGCTTGCACTGATTCCGGAAAGTTTCCGCACGGAAGTGCTGAAAGAGGAACTGGATGCGAAAGGTGTGTTGATAGAAAACGCACAGGTGGAATTGGAGTCCTTTGCATTACTGTTTGAGTTCGATGGAGACCAGAGACATATCCGTCATGTGCTTTATAATTGTGCTGCATCCAGACCGGGAATCGAGGGCAAAACCAATGAGGATACCAGAGAGGTGCAGACAGAGACGCTTACAATCAAAGCAACTCCACTTTCCAGTGGTCTGGTTAAGGCGAAGACAGGCAATACCACGGATACAACCGTTTATAATGACTGGTATAAGACTGTGTATATGCCAACAGTAGCAGAAGAAGACGATGGAGGTGTAGCATAATGAGTATGATAAAGCAGATTGAGATTGATGGTAAGCAGGTGTCTTTTAAGGCATCTGCTGCCATTCCGAGAATTTATCGTATGAAGTTCCAGAGGGATATTTATAAGGATCTGAAAGCACTTGAAAAGTCAATAGGGGAAAACAGTGAGGAAAGTTCCAATATGGATATGTTCTCTTTGGAGATGTTTGAGAATATAGCGTTCGTCATGGCAAAACATGCAGATGCTTCCATTCCGAATACACCGGAAGAGTGGTTGGACAGCTTCAATACCTTTTCTATTTATCAGGTACTTCCACAGCTTATTGAACTCTGGGGATTGAATGTAAAAACGGATGTTGAAGCTAAAAAAAACTTCATCCAACAGAGCGTGAAATGACAACACCGTTATTTCTGCTAAGGTGCGTACAGTTGGGCTTGTCGATGGCAGACTTGGAACTGCTGTCGATAGGCCTTATCAATGATATGTATGCTGAGAGTAGGAATGATGAATGCAAGTATGCGAAGTTGGCGACGCAGGAAGATTTTGACCGCTTCTGATTGAGAAAACTTCTCTTTTGTAGTATGATGTTCTCGTGGATTAAAGTGTGCTTAGCTTTTGAACTCAAGGAGGTGTTACTTGTACATATGAATGTCGATGAAATAAGAATATATCCGATAAATTATACTGATTATCCCAGTGAAGAATATGCTAAAATGTGTATTGCAAATGGATTTGAAAACCATACTGGCTTTTACAATTTGGGGAATGATAAAGGATATTTAAATTTGTACAATAAAACACTATTTTTGTTTCAATACAATGCTAAAATAATTGGAAAGTCTATTGTTTATCTCAGTCATGTCAGAAAACCATTTTGGCAAACAGCTTATTATACAGATGATATAGAGGTACTTGATGAACCAATAACAGCGATTGACATTAAAAGTATATGGGGAGATTTTAAAAAGTTTAATTCAGTAGCGCAAATAATTCCCAAAGAGCTTTTATCTACTCTTTTAGAGTTAATAGAGAAAAAGAAAAAAAGTAATAATTTACGATTGGGAGAGAACGAATCTTTTTGCTTTAGTCGAACTGAAGGTAAGAAGATAGAGTATTATGTTACAAAGTACGAAAGACATCCGGTGTACAGAGAACAGGCTATAAAGCTTCACGGGCTTACTTGTCAGATATGTGGTTTTAATTTTGAAAATAAGTATGGACAATTAGGACAAAGATACATTGAGGTTCACCATAAGAAACCACTTTATTTATTGGATGAAGAAATCGTTCCAAATCCTGAAACGGACATGATTTGCGTGTGTTCAAATTGTCACAAAATGATACACAGGTACAGAGACTCCATTGTTTCTCCCGAAGAGTTAATAATAATGCTAAATAAATATTGATGAAGCATCTATCAAGTGGTAGGTGCTTTTTTCATGCAAGGAAGTGAGGAAACGTACAGATTTGGTATAAAAGAAATTAAAAGAAAAGATGCCCTGCACATGATTCAGCAGTATCATTACTCCAATACGCTTCCAAAGTTGAACAAGCATTTTCTCGGATTCTTCCTTGGGGATGAATTGGTTGGTGTGGTTACTCTTGGTTGGGGAACCCGACCAAGGCATACGATACAGCGGATATTCCCAAGTTTGGATACGAAGGACTATCTGGAAATTGGGAGGATGTGCATGACTGATGAGATGCCCAGAAACAGTGAATCACAGATGCTTTCACAACTTGTGAAATGGATGAAGAGAAATCTTCCGGAGATTAAGGCACTGTTTACCTGGGCAGATGGTATGCTGGGTAAAGTAGGATATGTGTACCAGGCATCCAATTTTATATATGCAGGGTATTCTGGTGGAGAAATGTATATGAAGGATGGTGTGAAATTGCATGTTCGTCAGATGAAATCATTTCTTGTGCCGGAAGGAAAGAAAGACAGTAGAATTACAGTAAGACCGACACTGGAACAGATGCGGGAATATAATATTCAACATTTTAAAGGAAAGCAGTATCGGTACTTACTTTTTTTATGCGATAAAAAAGAAAAGAAGAGGTTGTTGGAAGAGTGCATGATTGATATGTCACTTCCAAGACCAAAGGATGATAATTTGTCTTGGACAGTGAAAGACAGGATAACAGGAAAATGGGTGGAGAGTAAGAAGCCACCTTATAGAACGGATGTAGACCAGAAAAACAAAAGTATTGTTGGTCGTATGAATTGATGGGCTGTAATGGCTTTTTTTTTATGTGCTAAAATGAGAGGTGAGAGTTCAGATGGCAAGCAGAATACAGGGTATTACCGTAGAAATCGGTGGCGATACTACAAAATTAACAACAGCATTAAAGGGTGTGAACGGTGAGATTCGTAATACTCAGTCACAGCTTAGGGACGTGGAGAAGTTGCTGAAATTAGATCCGGGTAATGCGGAACTGCTCTCACAGAAACAGAGACTTTTGAATGAAGAAGTTCAGGCAACAAAGGAAAAACTGGAGGCATTAAAAACTGCCAGTGAACAGGCGAATGCCGCTTTGGAACAGGGAACTATCAGTAAAGACCAGTATGATGCTCTCCAGAGAGAAATCATTGCTACGGAAGCGGCATTAGAAGACCTGGAAGAACAGGCGGAGCAGTCGGCTGTTGCATTACAGAAGATTGCAAATGCGGGAGAATCCTTAAAGTCTGCCGGAGATAAGGTGACAGATGCTGGTAAGAAAATGTCAGTGGTTTCTGCCGGGATTGTAGCCGCCGGAACTGCCAGCACTAAGATGGCTTTGGATTTTGAGGATGCAATGGCTAAGGTTTCTACGATTGCAGATACCACGGAAGTTCCGATTGATGAACTGGAGAAGGCAATCCTTGATTTGTCCAATCAGACTGGCATCAGTTCTACAGAGATAGCAGACAATGTGTATAATGCCATTTCAGCAGGCCAGTCCACAGGGGATGCAGTAAATTTTGTGACAAATTCCACAAAACTTGCCAAGGCAGGTTTTGCGGATGCCGGTGCCGCCTTAGATATATTGACAACGATTCTGAATGCATACGGTATGGAAGCAGGGGAAGTAACCAATGTGTCTGATATGCTGATTCAGACACAGAACTTAGGTAAGACAACGGTTGCTGAATTGTCTTCTGCTATGGGTAAGGTCATTCCGACAGCCAATGCCTACGGCGTGCAGTTAGACCAGTTGTGTGCTGGATATGCGATTATGACTGCAAATGGTGTTGCCACGGCAGAATCTACTACTTACATGAACTCTATGCTGAATGAGCTTGGAAAGTCCGGTACAAAGGTATCCGGTATCTTGCAGGAGCAGACAGGACAGTCTTTTGCGCAGTTGATGGAGAGTGGATACAG